GAGCCAAACAAATTCCGGAACGCCATGTTCAATGCGAACGACAGCAGCTGATCTGCAATCCGGCTGATGGCGTTGTAGAAGGCGGTCGCGGCATCAGTACCATTCCTGAGATCCTGGACGATGCCGGTGATCGCCTGGGTCGCCATGCTGGCGAGCATGCCAGCCATTTGCACCCGCAATTGCTCCTGCGCCCTTTTGTGAGTCTCGGCTTCCTGAGTGGCCTTGCGCTGTTCCTCGGCCAGTCGCGTCGTTCGCAGCGCCAGTTCCTCAGCCTTGAGTCCAGTCGCTGCATACTGCTCGGCCAGCTGCCGATTCTTCTCCTTCTGCGCATCGGTGATGCTGCCGTATTGCGCCACGGTGGCGGCATCAAGCTGCTTGGCGACGGTGGCAGCCTCCTGTGCTGCCTTCTCCCGCGCCAGAGCCGCCGTCTTGTCGTCAGTTGATCGCGTCGAATCGCCGCTGATTGCGTTCTCCCTTTCCTGGGCAGCGATCTTCGTGTTGATTGAGGCGACCAGCTCGTCATATGTCTGCTTTTGTTCGCGATTGGCTCCGGCCCGCCGGTTGGCATAGGCCAGCACGTCCTCGCGGGTGGCTCCGCCGCCAAGCACTTCCGGATTGGCTGCCACCGCCCGACCCATGCCGGGAATATCGCGGATGCGGGTGCCGGGTGCCGCCTGCAACACCTTGACGGCACCGCCCGACCCGAGGAAGTGCGCCAGTTGCAATGTCGCTTCTGTGACTTCCTGTCCGGCATTTTTGAGATCGCGCGCATTCTCGGTCGCATAGGCGCGAATCATGCGCCGGTTAGTCTCGACATCGGTGCGCATCGCCAGAATGGCAGCATCCGACATGCCGGCCGCTTCGGCGGCGAAATTGCGCTTGAACACTTCCAGCCAGGTTGATTCGAGGAATTGGCCGGCGCCGACTGCCGTCGATCGCGGATTGGCCGCAGCAGACCGGCCACCGCTTTCGGCCTGGATCACCCGCTCGACAAAACCGTCAATCGCATCCGCTGCACCTTCAAGTGATTTATTGAGCAGATCGACCCGGTTCTGTCCGGTGATGGGGCCGAGATCGAGCGGCCCACCGGCACCGGGAAACTGAAAACCGAGCGTCATGTTCTTGAGGTCGGTTTCCGCCTGGCGGGCTTTTTGCGAAACCGCATCGAGCTGCGTGGTCATCGCCTGCAATTTCTTGACAAGCTCATCAGCTCCCGCAACGCCGCTCGCCATCAGCGCGTCGACGACCGGTTTGATGTCCTCAGCGGTCGCCTTATTCTCCTTTAGCTTCGTATTCAGTTCATCCCATTTGTTGGCGAATTCGGACACTTTCTCCTGCGGCAGTGCCAACGTTATTTTCAACGCGAGGTCGGCAGCTTCCCCTGCCAGATCCTCGACTTGCTTGACCACCGGCTCATAGGCCTTGGCGACTGCAACGGCAGTACCTGCAGCGGCATCATTGAGCTTTGCTATGCGCTCCAGCTCGTCGGCCAGCGCCTTGACGGCCGGCAATTGCTCGCCATAGGCATCGGCGACCCGACGCAGCATGGCGGCCTGTTCCTTGATCGCCTTGCTGGTCTTATCGGCGCCGTCCTCTGAATCGGAGAAATAGCTTGCGGCGACCGAGGCGAGCAGCCCGAAGCCAACGACGGCGAGATTGATCGGATTGACCATACCGGCCATTGCAGCGCCTAGCGTACGGGCGCCTTGGGCTAAACCGCCGCCGCCGAGCTGTTGCGCAATCTGGCCCAATTGCATCTGCAGGGCGCGGATACCCTGGCCGGAAGCGAGGCCGGAAAAGATGTCGTTCAATTGGAATTGCAGGATCCGCGCATCGTTCTGGATCTGCTGCGCGGACTTGCTGAAATTGTCGTTAATGGCAGTGAGGCCACGACCGCCACTGGTCTTGCCAATATTGGATACTGCCTTTTCGGCCGCCTGCGCGGCACGCTCGGTCTGCCGCACGGCAGTCTTCAATGCCGCTTCGTAATCCTTGAGATTGGCGCGTAGCGTTACGACTACGGCTGCGTCGTCAGCGGCCATCTTAGGCTAAGCCTTCTTTGCGGATTGCATCGGTGATCGCCCTGCGCATGCGCCGCTGCGCCGCCTTGCGATTGGCGCGAAAGGACGGCAAGAGGAACGGCTGCGCCGGCATTTTCTGAGTGCCGAATTCCAGCAGCCTCGCCACTTGGTAGCCGTCGTTTTCGGTCGAGCTGTCGCCAGCGGTGATGGCAATGTAAAGCCCGCCGCGCTTGCCTTCCTTGACGCCGTGTTGGCGGATCGAATCGCGCACTTCGCCAGTTTCCACCGGCACCCGCAGCCTGGCGCCAGCGACAATGCGGTCGGCGCTTTCTACCATGGCGATTTCAAGTTGCGCCCGCGCCTGTTTCGGCAACTGGTCGACCAACTTGCGCCTCAACCTATCAACGCCCTGCACCATTCTTCTTTTCCCGCGCCTCCTTCAGCGTCAGCGGCGACTGTCGCGATTGCATCCAGGTCCAGAGTTCCTTGGCTTCCCCATCGGACAGCTTTTTGCGGTCGTCCTTCGAATCGTGCGCTTCCATCCAGTGATCCATTACCGCCACGAATTCCCACACCGTCATTTTCTTGAGGTCGTCAGGCGCAATGCCCATCAGGACGCCGTTGCCGAGGATGCGTCCGAACCGGATCTTTCCGTTTGGGAGATCGTCGACCCGTTCCGCATCTCCCCGGATTTTCCCGGCGGTTCGTCCGGCGCTCCATGCAAGGCCGCCGACAGGATCTTGACCGCCAGGATTCCGAGTCCATCGGTGCCGCCGATATCCTGCGGCCGCTGCTCGACATGGGTGCGCACCAGCCGGTTGGCCGATACGGCATCCATGCCGGCACCGATCAGACCGAGCCGGATGACGCTCGGTATGTCCTCCATCCGCCATTGACTGGCGGCCAGTCGCATCAACACGATGCTCGGCCCGGCCTCGCACTTCTCCTGCAGCTCGATCAGTTCGCCCCAACGCAGGCAGAAGTCATGACTGTCGCCGCCGAAGTCGGCGGTTATCCTGCCAGTCCGGCTCATGGCGTGGCGGTCCAGGTGGCGGTGACGGCGCCGTCAGACTGGGCACTGATGTTAAGCGTCACGTAGCCGCCGGCTTCGGCAGCGAAGGCTTCCGAATCGAGATGGAACTTGCCTTCGATCACCTTGGTGCCGATATCAAAATCAATGGTCACCCGCATCGGTATGCTGTCAGTCGACATGGCGGCCGCGTCCCAGTCCGGGACACTCTCCGCCGCCGCCACGCCCTCGCCGGTGATGGTGGCGGTCTGGCTCTGCACGGTGCGACCGACCCAGACCGGCGCGTCGGGATCGGTACAGTCGGGAATGTTGATTTCCTGCAGGTTCTTGGAAATCGTCACCCCCTTCGACGTGAAGCCGCATGGTGCCGCATAGACCGGCGGCGTGGCGTCATCGCCTAACTCTATAATCATCTTGCCTTGCTTCGCAACCGTCGGTTGAGCCACTGGAGTTCTCCTTTCACATGAAACAGCCGCCCGATTGGACGGCTGCGATTGCACTGTCTGGTTAGCGAATGTCAGATCACCCGCGTTGCACGCCTGCTTCAAACGACAGAATGGCATGTGAGGTTAAGCCGTCCGGGTCGCGGACAAACCGGGTATTGCGGTGTTCGAAGTAGGCCATGCCGTTCGAGGTCAGCGGCATCAGCGCTTCCTTGTCGTGCAACGCGGCGCGCACCGCATCGGCGATTTTCTTCACCTCGGGAAAGCCAACCGCTCGGCTCCAGCAGTCGATCTGCTGGGCGACGATCAACCCGGTGATGCAGTCGGCGTCGTCGAAGACGCTATCAACCGGGCCTATTGACGCGTAGGGGAAGGCTGAGTTGGCGGGGACTGCATCGTAAACACGCCCATTAATGAGAGATGTTACGACTGGATCTGCTTTAAGGCGCTGGATCACAGATCCTTGAATTTCAAGCTCAATGTTGGCCATCTACTGCAGCCACTTCCAGATTTGGTTCGCTTGGATTTTCTTGATGTTAGAGCGACCCACGCCAAATTTCTCTGCGATTTCGCGCTTTGACATCTTGCCGTTCAATGCGCGTATTTGACGGACTTTTTCGGATGTCAGCTTAGCCATACCACTCCGTTCACCACGCGGAGCGGTTCCATGAATCACTGCATCCGCCTGATTTTCTTTCGGCGTTTTCCAGGATAGATGCCGACCGTTCACACAGCCTAGGTGACCTTTCCCACATGAATGAGCCGAGTCATATTCCGGCGACGGCGGTCGGCCGTGCACCATTTCGCAGACGATGCGTTGCACATAACGGTTTTGGCCTTTTATCCAGATCACGCCCCGACCGTGATTTCCGGCAAACGGCCAACAAATGCATGCATCCGAAGTCGAACGAGCGGCATTCTCAATGAAAGCTAGCCTGACGCGCCTCGTCTCTGGGATTCCAATGGGATCCTTATATTTCAGCCAGCGGTTATAGTGATTATGACACCAGCCGCGCGCGCGAGCAGGCTTGCTGCATTCCGAAATCGCGCATAAAGCCTTTTTGCTAACCATCAGAGCCTCCACAACAGGTTCGAAT